CTTAGCTTCCGATGTATCATACGTCAGTCCGGGATATTGTATATAAAGTCCGTTAGGTAATTTAATACCTCTTGACGTTACAAGTAATGCTTTATTCTTATCTAGATAATACGGTTCTTTTTGATACGGCCATGAAGATATATCATGTAGGGCTTCGTCACAAGTACGCCAAAACTCAATCACTTTATTATTAACTTCGCGGTAAACTCTTACTAACCTTTGACATTCTAAATCATCTAGCTCTGTATTCGCAGCGATTTTTAAAGTTTGTTGTAACTTTTGCCACCCTGTACCGTATCCTAATCCTAGAATACAAGTCTTACCTACAGCGCGTTCGGTCTTATCGTCTTTAGTAATAGGTCTATCATATACTTTAGTAGCAAACTCTGAATAAACATCTCGGCCTTCTTTGTACCATTGAACGACATCATCTTGTCCAGCTATCCATGTAAGTACTCGAGCTTCAATTTGGGAAGAGTCACAGTTAATAACTACGTGACCACTTGGTGCTATGACTGCATTCTTTAAGGCTTTCTTTTTCTTATCTCGGCTTGGTAGGTTTTGGAAGTTGACTTTATCCGAGCCTGCCCATCGACCCGTATGTGCGCCGTAATACTTAAGAGGAATAGGCAGCTTGCCCTTATTACGCGCCCCAATACCGATAAACCTTTCAATTCTACTCTCCTCTATGGTTGACTTAGTACCTAACCTAACTGTGCATAATTGTTGAATAAACGGATCTTCATGCTCCATCAAAGCTAAGAAGCCCTCATCGCCTTTAGCTAAAGCAAACGTATCCTTGCCAGTCGCAGGACTTATTTTAGTAGGTACGACTACGCCTAGCTCAGTTAATATCTCTGCAAATTGTTTATTAGATGCTAGCTTTGCCCTAACGCATTCTTCTGTTTCACATACAAGTTTAACCATAAGACCCTGTAATAGCTGTGACTTTTCTAGCTTGACTTCTTCTAATCGTTCAATAAGTAAGCCATCATCTACTTCTAATACGGGCATGGTATACATGCGTAAGGTTAAATCAATAAGTTTTAATTCTTCTTGCGGGAACATGGGATTTAATACATAGAAAAGCTTATAGGTTAATTCAACGTCATTCTTACAATAAGAGCCATAACGTTCTAGATCATCATGAGCAAAATCAAGTCTGCGTTTACCTTTAGCTTCTACTACTTCTGTGCCTTTAGCACCTAACTCATATCGTTCAACGAGGGCGGCTAAGCTACCACCTGCATCTACACCATGAATGGCACGAGCCATACCAAGAGTATCAAAATATATGTGGGGAACAATGTTGAATACGAAAGAAAGAATTCCGCCATCAAATTGGGTATTGTGGCAGAGCAACATAGAATCGTCCCAATCATAGCTTTGTAACCTAGCTTTAATTTCATCATGAGTACCTGTATACCAATGAGTATCGCCGTCATCTATCTTTACTCCTACTCCGATAACCTCGAAGCGCGGGTCTCTAATATATTCTTCTGTTGTAAGTCCTGAGAGTGAGTAGCCTGTATCATAAAATGTTTCAAAGTCAAGCGTTATAAGTTGCATGGGTCTCTTTCATTAAAATTGCGTTTACTGCAAATTACTTATTTATTTTGCGTGTCTTGCAAATTCATCTCGGCAGTCTGTTGAGCACCACCTTCTTGTATCGGGAACGTCTTCACCACACCACGTACACTTGCCCGAAAGGTTCGGGGCCACTTTAGCTTCCGCTGCAGCGTTCTTAATTGCAATATCAGTGATGACTTCCATGTACTCATTAGCTCTGTCTATTTCGTCTGCCATATTTACTGCCTAACTCTTTACCCATAAATTGAAAATTTTGTGACCATTTATTATTAGCGTTTCTTTTTTGAGGGAGCGTAACCTTACCCTCTTGTTCTAATCCAATTATTCTATCATAAGAGCTACCAATATTGTCTAGAAGTTTAGACCTTGATATGTTAGGAAACTTTTCTATACACTCATTAATTTTTGCTACTAATTCTTCATCTGTTAATCTTTTATACGCAGGTGTTACTTTCATATTAAACATTCTCCGACTAATTCAAACAAGTCTTCTTGGACTTTGGGTTCTTGTTCTAAGGTTATTATTGTAACATCTTTATGTGTATCTCTATACCATTTAGCTTCACGGCGCGACCATCTATACTTACGAACAATCTCTCCGTCTTCAACTAAAGCGTGTGTAAAAGGTAAAGACATTTAATTACTCCTCCTATAAACCATAATATTGAAAATACAATTAAGCCCGTTATTATAGCATCTAATTTCATTGTAGTGTAGGTTTCTCAGCGGGTTCAAATTCTTGTAAAGTATCAAGAAGCTGTTTGAAATGTTCTTCTGATCCACTAATTTCATTAAATAAGTATAACCTTGCATTAATAACAGCGCTCAACTCCAAAGGTGATATTTTATATCGTTCAACTTCGTTAATTAAAAAGTCATCTACTTTATTACTCAATTCTGCTATCTCTAATTCGTCCATTACAAACCCCCTTCGGCTTCGGTTAATCGTTTGCTATCATACTTTTTATTCTTTTTAGCTAGGTCATGTGTATACTTTTGAAATTCTTTGCTTCCCATAAAGTCTTCTAATACTAATTTATAGGCTTCACTTAAATTTATTTCTTCTTCAAATCCTAGAGGAGCATCTTTCAATAGAAGTTCATACTGTTCTTTTAATACTACAACTATAATCGGTTCTGCTATTTCATAATCAATGTCAAGCGTTATCTTCATCTTCTATCTCCTCGTCTTTATTTTTAAGATTTAATATCCGTCCATCTTTTTTAATTCTGTCTTTGATTTTTTGTCTTAGTGAGTGTACATTCCATTCAAGCAGCCAACACGCTATATGAAGCATCGGGCTCTCTGACATAAACCAATCTAAGGTATCAAGCGGGTATCCTTCTTTTAACTCAAAGTCAAGGTCTTCCAATGCTTGAATAAATATGGCTGTAATAAGTCTACCCTCAGGGGTTGCAATTAACCCGACTGTATTTTGGTCTACTGTTTTGTCAATCGATGGTATAGCAATAACATTGTTATACTTCCCTATGATATTCATTCTAACCTCTAATAAAAAATGTGATTCTGAATTGTAACACGAGGTTTCATGTTCCACCTAGGGTTTACTGTGAAGTTATGGAAGTGGGTTGATCCTTTAGAATAGTCGGGTTCTAACTTATACATGACCCGCCATGCAACGAGATAATATGGTTTAAGCTCGGATTTCTGAGGGGGCTTTTGCTTGCCGTACCAAGAAAACTGTGCGGGTCTCGCCATCTCTGAGCAAATACGCTCGGGTTTAAATTCGGCTCTACGCATCAATACATAACCTACGGCGACTTGACCTTGATGGTTTTCGCCGCGGGCTTCCATAAAAATTGTTTGAGCTAAACAGGCTAACGCTTGATCTATCATCTAGACCTCCTTTTAAGCAACTGGCTTCAGTTATTTATTTATTTTGACTCGAGATAGTTCTTGAGTTCGTTGGCGTACCAAGCAATTTTGCCTGCGTCTTCAATGGGGTTACCTTTGAGTCCGAGACGGCTTGAGTACTTGAGAAGATTTCCTTTGATGTATCCACAATATTCTTCTGTAGATAGTTTTGCTTTAATGAAACTAATTGTTTCGATGCCACCTGTAGTATAGTGTGGCGGGTTATTTACCATGTCGACGTTGTTTTCAGTCATAGTAACTCCTTTATTGTTGTCAATAATGTGCTTATATTACTCTCATTTACTACAATTGTATATCCTCCAGCGGTTCTGATGCGTTTCATGTTGTTTTCTTGCAACAAAGTAGGGACATTCTTACCCGATTTGCATTCAATTCCTATAAACATACCACTATAACACGCGATAATGTCGGGTACTCCGCTATGTCCATACCCTGTCATCATCGGAGAAAAGTGGTACGCCTCTAACTCATCAAGTATTTTCTTGACTTTTGCTTTTACTTTGCCCTCAGGTGTTGTCGCCATCTTTGTCCTTATTCATTGTATGGATATGTTTTTCTTTTGGTATGGTAAAGATTTCTATCGGTATATCTTTTCTTTTATAGGCATTGTCACGACCTAATTTATATCCCGCTTTCCATGCTTCCCACATCTTTTCATCATCATACTTTAATGATGATAGGCTAGGGCTTTGTAAAAAGAATCTTTCATACCACTTGGTAAACTCTTCATTTAATTCAGGGTTCATTTCTTCACCTCTTGCACTTGCTCTGTTTGTTGTTTAGGTGTCAAGTCTTTCTTAATATCATCTCCATATACACCTATCCATAGTGCGATATATAGTGCGGTTAACCATGCGATTACGTCCATATTAATCTCCAAATTTTTTATAGTAGACCTCGCCTTTTTTACGACGAGGTTGTTTGTCTTCGAGCTTATGTTTAGTTACGCCCTTAATAACAAAGTCGGGCATCGGGTGAAACAAGT